TAGTCTTGGTATGCTAGGACCACTTGTTCAGTTTGGATTATTGACACCGGACGACGAACTTGAAAGAGCGATTCGAGAAAGACTCGGGGCCGGTGATCTTCCTGAAGATGCACAACGTTCAGCACTTGAAAGAGCAGCAAGTTCAACTTCAAATAAAGGATCTGCTTTATTAGCTGAACAATTAATCAAAGCGAGAAAACGTAATGGTTAAAAGAACTAAAGCTCAAACACCTGCACCTCCCAAGGATAGGATCAAAGGATCAAAGAAGAATCCTAAAGATTCAGCAAGTGGATCAAGAGGTTCAATTGATGTTAGTAAGTCCACGGAAAAGGCTCTCGTTAATCTTCGCAATAAACATAATGATAGATATAAGTCTCCAAAAAAAAGAGTTGATCTTGGAATGCTTAAAGCAGTTTATCGACGAGGTTCGGGAGCTTATTCCGTATCTCATCGACCCAATGTCAGCAGTCGGGAACAATGGGCACTTGGTAGAGTCAAAGCCTTTTTGAAGTTGGTTGCAACCGGTGAACGGAAAAAAGCATATACAGGTGATCTTGATCTTCTTCCAAAAGGTCATCCTCAAAAGAGTGATTCAAAAGCTGAAGCGATGGCTTTATCTATTCCTCAAAAATATTCACACATATCATTCAAGCCCCCTGAAGGATCAAAGAATGCTGCCGCAAGATCTCTCAAGAAAAGAGCAGAGAAACCACCAAGCCAAAGAGGTATGACCCCTGTCGGTTTGGCTCGAGCTCGAGATCTTGCGAATGGTCGAGAGCTATCCCCCGAAACCGTTCGTCGTATGTTGGCATACTTCACAAGACATGAGGTTGACAAACAGGGTTCAACTTGGGACGAGTACGGCAAAGGTCGTCAAGCGTGGGACGGTTGGGGCGGTGATGCCGGTTTTTCTTTCGCTCGAAAGGTAGTCAAACAAATGAATACTGCTGATAACAAGACAACGTTGAGAGCGTATGGTGAAGCAATCCAACTCTCAGAGTCCAACGGATATGATGTTCCTGAAGGACTCACAGTTGGTAAACCATTTAAAACTTTATCACTTGGACAAGTATCATCTCGCATGAGTGGTGATGCTATTGGAAAAGAGATCAATCAAGATCTTATAACTGAGTTAGTTCGAGTATTTAAAGAACGGCGTGATCATGATCCAGTCATCATCGATTGGCAACATGCAACGTCACCTTTCCAAAGTGGATCACCTGCTCCCCCCGATTCAGGTTCTGCACTTGGAATGATAATCGATCTCGAAATGAAAGACGATGGCTTATATGCAATACCTGCTTACAACGAGCGAGGTCTTGAAGTCGTCAAGAATGCAGGGGGTGTCCTTTGGTCATCTCCCGAATACATTCACGGAGAGATCTTTTCGAGAGATGAAGGACAAAAAGTTGGAGACGCTCAACTTCTTGCAATCACTCTCACACCACGTCCGGCACAATCACATAACAAAATTGATCGAATTACACTTTCAGAGGAGTCAATGATGGATGATCAAATCAATGAATTAAAAGCAGCTTTAGAAGCAAAAGACGCAATGGTCAAAGAGCTCGAAGACAAGATCAAAGAGATGATGGAAGACAAAGATTCCTCATTAGCTGAAGATCAAGAAATGTCTGAGCAAGATGACAAAGAGAAGTTAGCTGAAGAAGACGACAAAAAAGAATTAGCAGAATACGACGACAAAGAAAAAATGAAAGAGGAGGATGAGGAGGACAAAAAGCAAAAGCTTTCTGAATCATTCTCTCAAGATGTTTCTTTGCTGAATGAAGTCGTTGCTCTTCGTGAGTCTGTCAAAAAGCTTCAAGCTGAGAACGACAAAATCAAGTGTGATGATGCAATCAGTTCACTATTGAGAGAGGGTAAAATCTCTCCTGCTGAACAAGATATTGCTTCAAAAGCTTGGAACATCAAAGAACTTCAGCCTGAGTTTTGGCAAATGTTCAATGAACGTCCTTCAAATTCTAGCGTTCCTTTTAATGAAGTTGGGCATGGAGCAAGCGGCCAAGAGATCAGCAAAAAGTCTCTTGATCAAAAAGTTCGTGCTTTAGCTGAAGAGAAGTCAATCAACTATAGTGATGCTCTAAGTTTATTTAGAGAACAACAACCCGATTTTTATCGTCAAGCATTTGGAGGATAACTCATGGCTGACACACAAATTATTCAATCATTTATCGCAGCAGGCACAATCACTGAGTTTGCTCTTGTTTCACTCGATGTCAACGGCAAAGTTGCAGTAACGGCAGCAGGTAACGACGTGACTTGTGTCGGTGTTGCTCAACGTGCATGTGTTGCCGGTGATGCTGTCGACGTTGTAGTTTATGGACTTACTCGAGTGATCGCAGGTGGAGCAATTGCACCGGCGACCGAACCTCGTTTGTCTGCTCATACAGGTGGAACAGTGACAGCGGCTTCAGCAACTCGATATCCTGTTGCTCGTATTATTCCAAATATCAATCAAACTTCTGCATCAACAAACGATCAAATCCTTGTGTTATTTGTTGGCCCAACAGTAATCCACGCTTAAGGAGTGACCCATGGCTAGTTCATATAATAATATTCATCCAGTTGATCAGATCTTAACAAGTCTTGTATCTGAAGTTGTTCCTTCAGACAGTCAACTCATTGCAAACGAGATCTTTGAAAATGTAAAAATTCCAGAGAGAAGCGGCACGTTCTTACTTGAGAATAGTCGTAACTTCATGGGTGCAGGTGTTGGGCTTGATCTTGAACGTGCTCCTGGTGCAGGTCGTACAAACATCGGAAGTTTCGATCGAACATCTTCAACATTCAAAGCATTGATCTATTCTGCACAAGATTCGATTGCAATGGAAGACATCATCGATAGTCAGTATCCAGGCGGCGAAGAAGCTCGTATCGTTCGCAAGGTTCGTCGTGCGATGATGCTCGCTAAAGAGAAAAGAGCAGCTGACTTAATCTTTGATACAAGTTCATTCTCAAATGATACATGTACTAATGTTATGGGTGGTAAAATTGATGCAGCCGGAACCGATGGATTAACAGGTCTTGACAAATTGAAAGATCTTCTTTTTGCGGCGGCTCATGGTATCAATCCGGACACATTGATCTTTGGTCGTGGTGTATTCCGTTCATTAGCTCGTAATCCCGAAGTTCGTGGATATGCAGGTGACTTCAGCGGTGCAGGTGTTGCAAGTGGTAATCGCATCTTGACTGAAGAAGCAACAAAAGAAGTTCTTCGAAACATCTTAGGCATTCCTAACATTTATGTTGGTGAAGCTCGTCGGGAGACTGCTGTACCTGGTGCGACTTCAAGCGAAGCTCAAATATGGAACACTGAGACTATCTTCTGTGGTATCATGAAAGGTGCTGATGCAATCGTTCAAAAGAGTGGTAATGTAAAAGGAATGCCTGTTGCCGCTTTGAACTTTGACTTTGGTGGAATGCAAGCCGGCCAATATGACAGTCTTGATGCAACTCGTCGCTATGTATATGCTGAAGAAGTACAACAATTCAAAGCAATTGATTCTACTCTTGGATATATCCTTACTGACTGCTTAGTATAAGGTTGATATGTGCGACACTCAAATCACACTACTCGCAGAAAAAGACGCTGATAAATTAGCAGTCCAAGATCTTGAGAAGCAACTCAAGAATCAGAGTGGTGATGTCGCACGAATTACGAAAGCAAAGATCAACGAGTTAAAGACTCAGATCAAAGCAGAGAAATCAATGAAATCAGTTCTTGATAAATCGAGGACTAGATTTATAAAAACACTTGAGATAGCAGTTCGAGCCAGTGATCCATTGACGATACTTTCTCTTGATAGAGAACAGCTTGTTGACTTTGTGATTCGTGGAGGTTTTGATTTATCAATTGATGAATTTATTGAACAAGCTGATTTAATATCTCAAGCAGTCGAGAAGACAACAAGGATTGTTCAACCCGATCTCGGATTGAATGCAATTCAACAACAACTTGATCTCATGCAGGCTTCATCAGTTGAGACTTTATTTGATGATGTCATAATTCCAAATGTGACAAGCGGTGTTCGAGAGTCACTCGTTGCAATGACTATCGACGTTCCAATCAAGCAAGCGATGTCATCACTATCACAGAAGATGCAATCTGCGACTGGTCGACAATTAACTGAAGTCAACACAAAGCTGTCAATGTATGGACGAGGTGTGACGGCGGCAATGGCTGAAGAAGCAGGATTAAGTTTTTATTTATATACAGGCCCAATTGATGGGATCACTCGAAAGTTTTGTCGTCCTCTCGTTGATAAAGTGGTGAGTGATTCTCAAATGAGAAAGCTCAATAACAAGCAGGGCTTGCCAGTAAAGACCGCAGGTGGTGGATATAATTGCCGACACTCTTGGAGTCCTGTCAGTGAAGGATTCTTGAAGGCGGCAGGACTCGACAAGGCAACGACCAAGGATATTTCAAAAGCAAACTCAGGAGCAAAGAGATGATAAGAAAACTTACAACGGGTCAAGACCATTCGTTTGAATGGAACTCTCCTACTCCTTTAAGTGCAACACCTTCAATCACCTTCAAAGTATCAAGTGACATTACAACTAACTTGACGCATTCAAGAACAGACATCTCGGTGACTGCGATTGCTAACGATCGAAGGACTTTGACGATTGCGACTTCTGATTCGCTTGAGAGGGATCAAGTCTTTGCATTTCTCAAAACGAATGGTGACACCTGGTATTCGATTAAGATTGTTCGTATTGTTGGAACAACTGCGATCCTTGCTGAACCTTTACCACGTGAGATCGACTTGACAACGAGTGCAACGATTGAGTTTGCAATGTGGTATGTCACAGCATCTTCAACGAATGTCACGGCGACGAGTGGAACTTTTCAATACTTGGTTTCATACTCGTCAGACCTTGGACAAAACAATGTATCCAAGTTGGACAAGGGAGTGATCAAAGTTACTCCTCGACCTTTCGACACAAGTCTCGATCATGATTCTTTTGTGAATCGCTTTGCTCCACTTGCTGACATGATACCAAGGAGACAATCTGACTTTGCTCCTCAAATCAAAGCATCACTTGACGAACTATCATTGATGCTGAGAGATCGATTGTCCTCCTCGAATGTGACTGAAGATGAGATCTTCAATGCTGAAGCGTTTGAACTATGTCATGCATATTGCACAGCAGCTCGAATCTATGAAATGAATCTTCAGCTTGATGTTGCTGATGCAATGAGAGCTCGTTGTCTTGAGTTAATGGATTTAGCACTTCGATCAGTTGATCTTGATCTTGATGGAGATGGAGTGATTGATAGTGGTGAGATTGATCTTGAGAAACAAGGAGGGAAGTCAACTGACTTTCGTGCAAGTTGGAGTTCTTACAATAAGACTCAACATGACAAAGACTTCACACCATCGAGATCGATGAGGCATTAATGTCAGTCAAGCTCAAGTTGAATCTTCCTCGAAGTGTCTGGTCGGCAAAGGATACAAAGACCGTTGCATTGAATACCGTTGCAACTGTCAAGCGTCGCACCATGAAAGGCCTATCTTCTAATGGTGGGAAGTTCAAGAAGTATTCAAGAGAACCGATGTATGTATCCTTTAAAGGTGCTCGACTTAAGCCCAAGGGAGGAACAAGAGTATCTCGAACAGGTGCGTCGATTTATTACGCCGGTGGTTATCAACAATATAAACATGATTCAAGAAAGCGACAAGGAGGACAAGGGAAGACAGCTGAAGTTGATCTCGTTCTAAGTGGTCAATTGATGAACAACCTCGTCGTTCTTGAAGCAACTGATACTCGTTTCAGAATCGGATTGACAAAGCATGTTCAACATTATGGATATGAAGTTCATAAGGTTCGACCATTCATCGGATTGACTGATGATGAAATCAATATTCTTGTCAATGCCGTTGCTTTTGATATATCAAAAAAGTTAGGTAGGAAAGTATGAGTCGAGGAATCTTTAAAGGTTTAATGAAGATCAAAGACATGATCGAAGCCATTGAACCGAAGACAGACATACACCAAGGCTTTGTCTGTATTAATGATGGGACTGGTCTTGTATCTCCATTGAATACAAGATTTCAAAGTCAAAGGCAGTTTGCTCTTGAGGTTGTCAGTCTTGCCATGGACGATGGAAGCGCGGGGCTGAGTGGGAGAAAACGAGTTACAATTGAAATCCATGTGAGATATGCAGTTCCGAAAGAGGAAGGCTTTAAGATTCGCATGATGACAGAAGACTCAGGGAAATTGATTGATACAATCAAAGGACCTCAATATGATTTTAATACAACAGGGATCGTGTCAGTGATACCATCACAAGCAAGAGCTGAATTGATTACTGATGATACAGGTGAAACGCTTGGTCATCTCCTTGTTGTTCCTTTCGATTTGCTTTATTTGGAGGCATAGAAAATGAGTGTTACACATAGAAGTTTAAGCGTTGCAATTGAATCTGCATTTGGTTCATTGTCTACCGTGAATAATTTACCCGACAACTCGGGATATACTTATGTATCAATTCCTTGTGAACGTGATCCTATTTTGATTTATGGTGATATCGTAGCAAGTGAAAGAAATGATGCAAAAGATGGTTCTTATCTTGTGCCACCTGAACCCGACACTGTTTGGAGTGGTGGCAATAGAGTTCGTCGAAGAACTGGACAAGTGAACTTAAGAGTTGACTTGACAACCATCGGATCAAGCCCAAGTAATTATAATACTAATTATTTAGGTATGCTTCTTGGTGCAGGATTCCTAACTCAAGTTAATGGTGTTGCAAGTGTTACCGCTTCAAGTGTTGCTGATGTTAATAATTTTGCAGGAGCAGGATATGCGGCGACTGACATCGGAACGCTGATCTCGTCAATCGTAAAGGGAGCTGTTGAATATAGTGCAATCACTGAAGTTAGTGGAACTGACATCAGCGTATCACCTGCCTTCTCTGCACAATTCACAGGAACGCCAGACATTCGAGGAACTCAAACGTGGTACCCTGGATCAAGAACTTTAACAGGAACACGAACTCACTCATTGACTTTCCGTGTTGATGGCGTGAACTTCAGATCATATGCATATGGCTGTGTTCTTGAAAGTATGGCTATTAGTCTTGATAATGGTCGCCTGATGGCTGACTTCACATATCAATCAGCATTAATTCAAGATGATCATGCAAGTGCAGTCGGCCCAATTGAGCCAACGTACAACGCAGGAGCTCCTCCTTTCTTCAGAAACTCTTATGTTGTCATTAGTGGTGGATCACCTTCATCATTAACAAATGCAACTTCAGCCGATGAGCTTTCAAGAATCGCTGTCGACTGTGAAGACTTCTCATTGACTGTCACCAATACATTGACCCCTCTTGGTCATTCAGAATCAATCCTCGCAATGTCTGACATGGAGATCACTGATTTAAATGTTGAGTTGACTTTGACTTTGTCGACTGTCAATACAACAATTGCAAACGATTATTTCAACAGAACGGTTCGCCAGGTGTTAGTAGGTACAGGCCCCTCGGCTGATGGTGAAGGTTGTGCAATCATGATTCCGGCTGCTCAACTTGCAAACGATCCATCAAAATATGATGTCAGTGGAAATGATATTGTTCGTCAGACTCTGACTTATAATCAATCTCGCTATGCAGGTGATGTTAATGGTGGAGCGGCTTATGAATCAAATGCAGGATGCTCACCGTTCAGAATTGCTTTAGGATTGTAATATGGCTATCAACTTTTTGACTTCAACCGAATCAACATTTGACATTGTGATCAGTGCTGATAACTCCGTGACTTGTGACAGTGAGCAATATAATAAATATATGAACACTGGCGACATGAGTGTTCTTGAAGAAGTCAAAGAGGATGCCACGATATTCACAATCAAACCACTTGGCCCAAGTGAACGAGAGCAAGCAGAGATTCGAGCAGGTGCATATTCAAGATCTGAACTAGGCAGACTACTTTGGATTGAAGCACCAACTGAAAAGAATGAGAAAGCTCGTTGGCATCATGCACTTCCAATCGATGAACGTGAAGCATATGCAGACTATGAATCATATATCTCTCGAGTGTATATTGAGATGATTCGAGAGTCTCTTGTGTCAATCAATGGAGAACCAAGTAATGTCGAT